ACGCCAAAAACCCGTAAAGCCGCGTTCTGGTATTTCGACTTTGCATTCGTATCGTTCAAGGTCCTGGTCGAAATCGACGGCGGGATCTGGATGCCGAAGGGTGGAGCGCACAGTCACCCCGTGGACATCACCCGGAACATGACCAAGCAGAACGATGCCGCGCTCTTGGGGTTCTTCACCTTGAGGTTCACCCCAAATGAGGTAAAATCGGGGCACGCCATCTCGATGACCCAGAAGATCCTCTATGCGAGGGGATGGCGATGACCACCGACCAGCTCGCCGGCCGGCGCAAAGCGAAGAGCCCGGAAGAGCGCTACTGCTACGAGTGCCAATGCGGCGGCCAGAGATTCGCCTTGCGGCCCGATGCCAAGATCCAGTGCTGCGAATGCCACCGGATAGAACCCAGACTCATCTGGGGCCAGTACTTCATCTCGAAGACCACCAATCCGCCGGACCACCCTCAGGAATGAGCCTATGGCCACGGATGGCACTCACAGAGCGGTGAATGGGCGCATTTCGCGCGTACCTGCGCCTTCAGTGACGCTTTTGGTAGAGCCTCCCGGGTCACAACCGCTCAGTCGCCCATAATGGGACTTCAGACAAATCAGCCAGTTAGCGAGCGGAGTACCGTCCAGAGGCGTCGTGCCGCAAAAGATTGTTGGTAATTCTATGAAGCGATTGGAGAAAAACGCCGCTCGGGATCGAGGCAAGAAACTCTTCGCCCAAGAGTTCATCCCGAAAAAGCGCCGCCGCCGGCTCGATTTGAAGACCCTGGAAGGCACGGCGCGAGAATCAGCCCTGGTCTACCGCGACTTCGTGCAAGGCACGATCACCCTCGAAATGGCGGAGGTGCGGCGCCGGCTGCTCGGGACGCATAAGGAAATCGTGTCGGAGTTCGAGCGGCAGCGCCAAATGGCCGAGTTGATCGCCGAGGTGAAGGAGTTGCGCCAAGGGAGCCAGGCGGGGACGTCGGACCCGGAGATCTGAGTGGATCTATACCGCAATCGTGCCCGTTTTCGGGTAACGCACCATGCGTCCATTCAGGCACTTGTGATCGACTCCGCAGATATACAACGGGGAAATGCCCGCTGTATGGGTTTGAGGCATCATGAGGCATGCAAAACACCAAACGAGTCGGGATGTACCTTCGGGTCTCAACGGGCGGGCAGACGGTTGAGAACCAGCGCCAGGACCTGGAGCGCGTCGCCGCGCATCGGGGCTGGCAGATCGTCGAGACCTACATCGATCACGGCATATCGGGCAGCAAGGGACGTGAGAAGCGCCCCGGATTCGCCAAGCTCTGCAAGGACGCCGCCCAGGGCAAGCTGGACCTCGTGGCCGCCTGGTCGATCGATCGGATCGGCCGCTCCCTCTCGCACCTGGTCGAGTTCATGGACGAGCTGCGCCAGCAGGAGGTCGCCCTCTACCTGCACACCCAAGGGATGGACTCATCGACGGCCGCCGGCAAGGCGATGTTATCGATGTGTGGTGTGTTTGCTGAGTTCGAGCGTTCCATCCTCATCGAACGCATCAACGCGGGACTGGCGCGGGCCAAGGCACAGGGTAAGAAGTTGGGGCCTGCCTTCAGCATCACCCAGGCGCAGAAGGCGCGCATCCTCGAGCTGCGGGCTCAAGGGATGGGCAAGATCAAGATCGCGAAGACGGTCGGAGTCGGAACAGGCACGGTGCAGCGGATCGTGGGCCCGGGATCGGTCGCGGCCTGAGGGCGAAGCACCCCCCCATACTCCTGGATATGAGCGCGGCGGCGCGGCGCGTGCACCCCCACACGATTTTTCCAAATTCCAAAAATCTGAAATTTCAGCCAGGCCCCTCTTTTGACCGGCCTGTCATCCGGTGCGATCTGGATAAATGCCGCGCAGCGCGAGGTGGCGCGCGTGCGCAACGCGAAATACACCCCGATGGTCGTGTGGCAGCACGTCGAGGAGGCGCTTGCCGATTACCTGGAGCGCTTGGCGCGGATCCGCCACCGAGCGTCGAAACTCACGCGCCTGATCGCGGTCTGCGAGCCGGACTTGAGTGTCTACGCACCGCCTGAGCCTCTGCCGGCGCGTGATTTCGGGCCCGGGATCACGCCGTGCCTTCTGCCCCGGGTGCATTTGGATCTCTTGAATCCGAAAATCCCGGCGCGCTACCGGGTCGGCTACTCCGGCCGCGGTGCCGCCAAATCCTGGTCCTTCGGGCGGGGCCTCGTGCTGCGGGCGCTTGCCCGGTACGAGTTGATCCTGTGCGCGCGCGAGTTCATGAATTCGATCGCCGACTCGGTGCATCGGACCTTGTGCGATCAGATCGACATGTTGGAGTTGGGCGCGTATTTCAAACCGCAACTGACCTCGATCGAGGGCACGAACGGCTCGGAGTTCATCTTCTCCGGGATCAGGAACAACGTGCAGAAGATCAAATCGACCGAAGGCGTGACGATTGCGTTCCTCGAGGAGGCGGAGGCGACGTCTTCTGATTCCTGGCAGGTGATCATCCCGACCATTCGAAAGGCGGGTTCTGAAATCTGGGTGATCTTCAACCCGAACCAGTCAACGGATGCGACCTATGAGCGAATGATCACCTCACCGCCGCCGCGGGCCATCGTGGTGAAGTCATCCTGGCGCGACAACCCCTGGCTCTCGGCGGATGCGATTGCGGAGAAGGACTACCTGCAGCGGGTCGACCCGGATGCCTACCTGCACGTCTGGGAGGGGGAGTGCAACATCGCCGGCGATGCCCAAGTGTTCAAGGGCAAGTACGTGATCGAGGCCTTCGAGGCACCCGTCGCGCCGGCGCCTCTCTGGGACGGTCCCTATCACGGCGCGGACTGGGGGTTTTCGGTCGATCCCACCGCGCTCGTGAAGTGCTGGATTTCGGGGAACACGCTCTTCGTCGAGTTTGAGGCCTACAAAGTCGGCTGCGACATCGACAAAACCCCGGTGCTGTTCGACACCGTGCCGAAAGCCAAGGACTACGTGATCCGCGCGGACTCGGCGCGCCCGGAAACGATCAGCTACATGCAGCAGCACGGGTATCCGAAGATCGTCTCGGTGGTCAAGCGCAAGGATTCGGTCGAGGATGGCATCGCGTTTCTTCGCTCCTTCGAGAAGATCGTGATCCACCCGCGCTGCCAGCACACCGCGGAGGAGATGCGCCTCTACAGCTACAAGCGGGAGCGGATCACGGGGGATATTCTCCCGGACCTCGAGGACCGCTCGAACCACACCATCGATGCCTTGCGGTATGCGACCGCCGAGGTCATGCACCAGCGGATGCTGCGCGCCCTTCGCGCCCGCAAAGTGAACTGGAGCATGGGCCGGTGAAGGATGAGGAATTCATCGATCAGCTCTTGGAGGGGTGGGGCGCGTGGGCGGATGAGGACGGTCTTTCCCAAAAACCGACCGCTGCGTATGTGGTGCTCAAGATCGCGGTCGAGATCGAAGCGAATTTTGGCTTCGTGCTCTCGGATGACGGGTTTCTGCTGATCGATCGGGGCATCCGCCAGCTCCCTGACGAGCTGCGCGCGGTGTTCGACGTCGAGTACCGGTACACGCGCGGTGAGGGCCTCACCCAGGAGCAGAAAGCGTACTTTTTGGGATTGAAACGCACCGTGTACCGCGAACGGTTAGCCCAAGCGCAGCGGACTTTGCTCACGTTCTTGGAGCCTAATATTGACTTCGGCGGTAGGAAGGCGTCAGTATCCGCGCGTGGTTGATGTGTGGACGCTGCAAAAGAAGACCCGCCCTGGTGGCGGGTTTTCTCGTTTTAGGGGGCCTCATTGCCGGACTTTCAAAGCCTGCGCGCGGGGTATCCCAAAGATGCAGACTTCCCTGAACGCACGCATCGGCTCCTGGCACTGACCCGGGTCCTCGAGGGCACGCTCTACAGCGAACTCAAATACGCCTTTGGTGAGGAGAAAAACGGCGCGCAGGAATACATCCCGCTGAGCGACAGACGTCCCTCGGCGCGGACTCGTTTCTGCCACACGGTGGTGAATGATTCGGTCTCGATGCTCTTCAGTGAGGGGCATTTCCCCTCGGTCGACTGCGCGGACGAGGGCATGCGGGAGACCTTGGGGCAGCTCAAGAAGGAATCGAAGCTCAACGCCATCATGATTGATGCGGGAATCCGCGGGTCGGTGGGCTCGATCTGCATTCTGATGCGCATTTTGAAAGGGCGCATTTTCTTCGATGTGATGCCGACGGCTTTTCTGACACCGACCTGGGAGGCAGAAGCCCCCGACACGTTGCAGAAGGTAACAGAACGTTACAAGGTCAAAGGTCAGACCCTGAAAGATTCAGGGTACGTCATCAAGGACGAGGATCTCTCGACGGATTTCTGGTTTCAGCGGGTGTGGGACTCATCGGCCGAAACCTGGTATCTGCCGCAGAAGAAGCACGCGCCGCTGATCCTCGATGAGGGTCGAACGATCACGCATCAGTTGGGATTTGTCCCGATGGTGTGGATCAAGAACCTCGAGGGGGGCGACGGCGTCGACGGCGCGGCGACCTTCCCCGAGGAGGCGATCGACACGCAGATCGAGGCGGATTATCTCTTGAGCCAGGGCGGCCGGGGTTTGAAGTACTCCTCCGATCCGACCCTGCACATCAAAGAGCCCGCCTATGCGGGTGAGACGATCGTCAAAGGGGCAGCCAATGCGATCATCACCTCGACGGAGGGTGATGCGAAATTGCTCGAAATCTCAGGCGATTCCGCGACCGCCGTGATGGCCTGGGTGAAGGGCTTGCGGGAAATTGCCTTGGAGGGCATGGGCGGGAACCGCGCGAACGCGGAGAAACTCTCCGCCGGCCAGTCGGGCAGGGCGATGGAGCTGCTCGACAAACCGATCTGCTCACTCGCGGACCGGTTGAAAACGCAGTACGGGGAAGGGGCGCTGCGCGACCTGCTCGTGATGATCGTGAAGGCCTCCGAGAAAGTGTCCTTGAAGGACTTGGAGGGGCTCGATGTCCCGAAGATGAATGCGAAGGAGAAAATTGGCCTGCGCTGGCCGGAGTGGTATCCGCCGACGCACGCGGATCGGCAGGTGCAGAGCGTGACGTTGCAGACGCTGCGCGAGTCTAACTTGATGTCGGTCGAAACGTGCGTGAAAACCTTGGCGCCGGTGTACGACATCGCCGATGTGGCGATCGAATTGGCCGCGATCAAGAAAGACACACCTCCGGAGCCCGTAGCGAAACCGACCACGAAGCCGAAGGCGCCGAGCCTCTCGGAATCGAACGATTGAACGTGCTGATGCACAAAGGGAAGCCTGATGGCTGACGATCCAGTGAAAGATCCGCCGAAACCGGAGACGTTCTCGAAGGAGTATGTCCATGACCTTCGCGAGGAGTCGAAGGGCAATCGCCTGAAGGCTCAGGAAGAGGCCGCCGCTCGAAAAGCGGCCGATGATGCGCGCGACGCCGAGAAAGCCGAGCGCGCGAAGGATAAGGCCGCGGCGGATGCCAAAGTCAAAGAGGCGCAAACGGCCGCCGATGCACGCGTGATCCGGGCGGAGCTGAAAGCGGTGGCGATCGCCGCCGGCATGGTGGACTTGGACGGGCTGAAGCTCGCCGATTTATCGACCGTGAAGTTGAACAAGGATGGCGAAGTCGAGGGCGCGACCGAACTGATGGAGGCGCTCAAGAAATCAAAGCCCTACTTGTTCGGCACCCAGACCACGAGCTCGACGACCAAGGCACCGCCGAAAGAGCCGCCGAAGGGCAAACTCGCCACCGAGATGACGAATGAGGAGTATGCCGCGGCGAAGGCCGCTGCGATCGGCAGACGCTGATTTGTTGATTTGATTTTCGGTCTATCGAGGCTCGACGCCCCTGGGACCAACGTGTGAAGCACAGTCATTTACCAGGAGAGCACTTTGGGCATTCAAAATTTCCCCGCGGCGTTGCAGCCGATCATCCAGCAGAACATGTTGGAGCGCGAGTTCCTAGACGGCTTGCACTCGCAGGTCTCCTACCGAGCGATCGCGAAGCGCGAGCGCTTCCCGAACGGCATCGGCGAGACCATCACCAAGACCCGCCCCGGCTTGCTCACGCCGGTGACCACTCCCTTGACGCCCTCCACCAACACGAACTTGGACAACGGCGTCTCTCCGGGCGCCTGGACGGTGGAGCAGTTCACTTTAGGGATCGCGATGTACGGCGCAACGCTCGATCTCAACACGGTCACGAACCGCGTCGGCATCGTCGAGCAGTTTCTTCATAACGCGAAAGCGAACGGCATCCAGTCGGCGCAGTCCTTGGACCGCATTGCGCGAAGCGCGCTCTTCGCCGCCTACATGGGCGGCAACACCACGGTCACCACGACCTTGGGATCCGCGGGCCCCGTGGTGCACGTCGATAACATCAACGGCTTCGGCACGGCGTTTTCGAACGGCGTGATGGCCCCGGTCTCGGGCGGAAATCCCCTGCCCATCGTCATTGGCGCCGACACCTACAGTGTCACCGGCGTGACGGCGGATGGTACGAACACCTCGACCACCCCGGGCGGCGTCTCGGGGAACTTGACCCTGGCGACCAACGTCACGGTCGGGGATGGCACGGCGGGGAATCTCGCCTCCTCGGCGGCGAACAATGGCACGGGCCCGCAGATCCTGCGCCCGAGTGGCCGCGCCTCAA